GAACGTGAACTGTCGAAAGACGGCCCCGCGCTTAAAGTGACAAGATTTTTTCGTAGCCGTCCCGAAAGGTCGGGCAACTTGGCCGCCAGCCCAGCTCGGATTTCAAACGGTCGTTGGCGATGATCCGGTCGGGCGTGACCGCCCGCCGGCCGCCCGCAGGAGCGCCGGTGAATTTCGGCACCGCCACGGCCAGCCGCGCCGCCAGCCATGCCACCATCTCGCCCTTGGTCGCCGCCCCGTCGTCGGCGACATTGTAGATCCGTGCTCCCGCCGGTGCCGACCAGGCGGCCCACACCGCCGCCACGATGTCGTCCCGGTAGGCCCCGTATCACCGGTATCGCCGGTATCACCATAGCCCGTCGGCCCTGTCGGCCCCGTCGTTCCTGTCGGCCCAGTGTCACCCGTCGGCCCTGTTGCACCGTAGCCCGTTGGGCCCGTAGTTCCCGTATATCCCGTCGCACCAGTCAAATTGGCATTTGCCGGTGTCCCCCACACAATATTGGAGCCATTGTAGGTAAGAGCCTGTCCAAGAGACGGGAGACTCCCATTCAGACTGATTGTAGCAGCGGGTTCCAGAGTCAGATTCTGATCGACAGTCAGTGACGAGACAGTGAGCTGATTTTGTGGTGATAGATATTGCTCTTTGATTTTGGGCCCACTGGAGCCAAAATCTAATAGACTCTGTGCGGACATCTACAGTTCAGTAGATTTTTATTGACTCCATAGTGGGCCCTTTTTCTCTAGGGTTCCATAAGTCAGTTCCAGGGGTGCAGGAGGGGGCGGTGCGGCTACAGGTGCCTGGACAACTCCAGTAGCAATATAGATGAATTGATAGCTTGTTATGTTACCGCCACCTACACCAGAAGCACATTGAAATGTAGATGGGCCAGTCACGTTTGCCCACGGGCCAGTGCCATCTAATGCACCGGCAGGTAGAAGTGGTAGAAGAGCGACGCTCCAGTTATTGTTGAGAAACGTCGCCGAGCTTGGCAACGTGATAGTCGTAACTGCACCCCCTGGTAAAAAAGTCCCCACGTCCACTACTGATGTTGTATTGCTTTTGTAGACATCCCCATTGAGCGTCTCAAGGTTGACATTAGCAAGCGTCGCGGACGCCGCACTTGAAGCGGGCTGCCAAGCAGTCGGAAGCAGACGCGGCTGAATCGTAGGCGGGCCGTTTCGTTCATAATCGAAGAGCGTTTGCACTGACATCTAATTCAACCAATGATTTTTTTCCAGCCACGTTCAAGCACTAGGTAGGCCTACCGCAATGTAAGTGAACTCATAGAGCGTATTATCGTCAACCGCTGCTCCGGAAGCCGCATCGAAACTGTTAGGGCCGGACACCTTGGCCCAGGCTACTGTCGAACCAGGTGCTGTATAGGGCCCCTCACGTGTTACAATAATCGCCCAATCGCTATTGAAGAATGACGCGGGCAGCGTGAAGCTCGATGCAACGCCGCCTGCTGCAAACACGCCCTTGCCGGAAAACGCATTGTACGTGCCAACCGGGCGGGTGTTTAGTGTGGAGACATTGAGATTATTGAAAAACGCATTGGTGGCACTGAGAGCCGGAGCACCTATGCCAGGTAGGAACTCTGGATCTAGGAGAAAATCACCAGATTGACGACGAAACAGCGTCTGTGCCGACATACTATAATGGAGCCTGCGATTTTTATGTTATGTTGTACGCCGCCCAATTGTAGAGTTTACCTGGTGCAGCCGGATTAGCAGTGAATGTCACCCACGTGCTACTGAGGGTGCTGACATAAACAGCCGGGTTAACAGTAAGGGGTTCAGCGGGGGTGACAACTATTCCGAAAGCACCTGGCACAGCAGCTGGCCCAGCATTCACTTCAGCCACTTCAACACCGCCCGATGCAAAAGTGCTGACAGTACCGGCCGCAAGCCACTGTGCTTTGACTAATGTATTATTGATTGTTGTACACGTTAGAGTTGAGATAGAGAAATTCGGCGTAGCAGCCGCAATACAGGCAGCCTCGATTTTGCCATCAATCAATATAGACTGTGCCGACATACTATATTGGTTGATTCGGTTTTATCTAAGGCGGTAATGTTCCAGATGTGATGTATCCACACTTGTATATTGTTGTCGGGTTATTGCACACGACATTGAATGTGCTCACGCCAATAGGATAGCCCCAAATACCAAAGACGTCTGCAGGGCCGGGATTAGTTGCGGCCCCTATGTCCTGATAATCGACAAGCACAGAAAACGAGCTATTAGCATAAGCAAACGGAAGAGTGATAAGAGTTATGCCTGGGCTCCCTACAGTTCCAACAGTTGTAAAATTAGTACTAGCATAAGTGAACGGAAGCGGCGTAGCATTGTTCGCAAACAGATAGTTCGTGGCCGTGATAGTGCTTACTGCAATAGTGCTGACAGATAGCGGATCTGGTACACCACCACCGCCACCTGCCCCCTGAGCAAAAAAGAGGGCACCGAATCCGGAGTTGTTCTGTGGCCCAAATGACATCTGATTAATAATCAGATTTTATTTGAGATTCGATGTGATTCATTACATAAGACGGCCCTCCAAGTCGCCCTCCCGACGACGGCCACGGCCGTAGCCGACGTTGCCAAGGGCACTTGCCACTTTGGCCGCCGCCGCATTGCCCGTCGCCTCGAGGCAGTTCTTGACGGCCGATACAGCGGGCTTGGACTGGTGATAGAGATCCTTGATGGCGGACATCGCGTTGCCCATCTTGCTGAGAACACCCGCACCGACGGCACGCTTGAGGGCACCGTGCGTCCCCATGGGAGCCACAGGAGCGGAGATGATGTCCTGCTCAGTGAGGCAGCCCTTGATGACGCGGGAGGAGCCCTTGATCGTCTCGAAGAAGCCGGAGTTCGCCGTAACGACGTAGATCTGGATGGGGACGTTGTTGTAGCCCGCAGCGGTAAGGGCCGAGGTGTCAACCGTGAGGTTGAACTGGAGCACGAAGTTACCAACAAGGCCCGAGGCCTGGCCGGCCTGGAGGACGATGTCGCGGCCGGGCTTGAGCACAAGCATACCGCCAACAAGGGGGAGGCCGGCGTTGGTAAGAGCCGTCTGCGTGGGGCCCGCACGGCCGCTCCACTGGGCCCAGTCGAGCTCGAGGCCGTTGTTGACGGACATCTTGTAGAGCTGGGGCTGCGTGTGGGCAGAGAGCAGGCCAGCAAAGTTGTCGAAGTTGACGCTGATGTTCTGGATCGGGAGCATGAAGTCGCCCCACTGCGTCGAGGAGGCCGTCGCCGTCGACAAATCCCCACTATAAACCTGAGGGCGAGCCCAGATCATCAGCAGATCGGGGATGACGGGAAGCACAATCGTCTGGCTCTGGAGCTGCTGCGAAGCACCGTTGCCCGAGTTGAGGTTAGACGTGATGTAACGGGGGAACTCCATGTAGGGAACAACCGACTTGGGGGGAAGGCTGATGTCGAGCGACGGCGTGAGGAACTGGAGGTTGACAGTCGACGTACCGAAGCCGCCGTTCTGAGCATTAGCGTTGTAGGAGACACCGCCGTAGTTGATACCGGCATCCGCGGCCGACTGCGCGTTCGCAACACCCGCCGCCACCGACGAGACGGAGCGGAGGACACGGCTGGGGGCCTGCAAGTTCATCACGAGCTGGATGTTCTGGCAGCCGAAGAGGCCGCAGTCCCACTCGTGCGAGTCGCTAAAGACGAAGGGCGAGAGCACAAGCTTCTCCGTCGACTTGAAGGCGACATAGAGGCGGAACTGATCGCCAGGCGCCGCTGCCGCCGTGGGAGACGGGATGCCGTTGACAGCCGTCCAACCCGAGAAGGTACCGGCACCGGCCTGCGACTCAACGCCAGTGAGGCGAGTGCCGTTCGATGACGTGAAGAAGAGGCCGGCAAAGGCACCGTTGGGCACCTCGTCGACGTTCATCGCAACATCGTAGCCGTTGATGGGCGAGTTGATCGAATTCGCCGCATACTCGTAGTTCGTATACTTATCGAGCTGCGTCGGGCAGGTGCGGATGGTGCGGTTCTTCTTGTAGTCCGTCATGCGAAGCACCTGGGGGAGCACATCGTTCGAGTTGATAGTCACCGTCGTGTCGTTGATGGTGGCCGTCAGCGTCGTGGTGAGGCTCTGGAGGGGGAAGGCCGAAAGGGCAAAATCACGGCCGGGTACAAGGATGGGCGCGCCAACGGCAATAGCCTTGTTTGCCGTCACATCCACCTGGAGGAAGCAGGTGGACGTCCAGTCAACGGCCCTGTCGATGAAGATGTTCTCGGAGGGCACCAGCACGTTGTAGGTGTGCTGGGAGGTGTTGACTGCAATGGCGTTGAACGGGGCGTTCGTCACCGAGAGGGCACCCTTCTCCACGGCAAACTTCGGGCGGCTCTGGACGATTCTGTCATCGAAGACGGCGAGCTTCTCAATATCAGCGGACATCGATGCTTATATTGAGTATTGCGAAAATTATCAGTGGACGCCCTTGCGTCTGAAAAGGATTTTGACGCTGACGGACGAGCCGTTGTAGAGCCGGAGGGGATAGAGGTTGTTGTCGTACCTGTTCCGCCACCAGATGAACAAGTCAACGTTGACAAGCGGATCCGTGCTGCGGCCGAGGCTGAGCATTCTGTATTCGGCCTGCGGATCATAGAGGATATACCCACGCCAATCATCGGCCCCTTTGTGGCCCACCTGTACGTCCGCAATAATCGGCTGGATCGCCGAGCCCGTTGTACCGACATTTATGCCAAAGTCGGAGGCCCCAACTAAGCCGGGAGCGGGGGCCACAAACTCGGGTGTGATGGGGAGCTTTGTAGAGGTGATGACAATGGAATCGCACGGGCTCCAGCAGCCGGAGATGGATCCGTAGTCCTGTGTCACTACGTATCGCACGTGGCCGGTGGCATTCGGAGTAGTGTAAGGCAGCCCCGTCGTCGGATCAATATCAATGGCAATCTGCTGGCCGTCGACTCTAATTATAGAGACTCCAGACGTCCCCCACGAAAGCAATGCCTCTACTCCGGAGACGAATCCAGTACGGAAGTTAGTCAGAAGTGTCTCAAGATTGCAGTCCAGTCCGACATTGAACTGGAAATTGGCACTGACACCATTGAACGTCAGTGCGGTATTTGTATGATCAGCACCCCAGAACCGGGCGTCAAAGCTCCACGAGAAGAGCCTATCAACGGGATTGAAGAAGAGTCGTGGCGGCGGTGATGTTGACACTTCGGCAGGCACTGCTGAGATGGCGGCTAACTGAGTTAAAACAGTAGCATATGCCAGAGCAACAGCCTTATTGACGAGCACAGCCCAGGACTGATATGTGTTACAGTAGTAGTAGTCCGTGGAGAGATTCTGATTGACGACGGGTTCAGGTGGCAAGTTATCGGGTGTTACGTTCTCTGACTCCCAGATGACAGGTTGTGTATTAAAGAAGATAAGATTGTCTAGTGGCGGTGCAGCACCACTTACGACATTTACATTGACAGTGACATTGTAGACAGTCAAGTCTCGATTGGGCTGATTGGGGACAATCCGCGGAATGAAGAGCGGCAAGGACTTTGTAGCACCCGCCAGATCAAAGCGAATCACCGACATGTTGTAATCGCTGGGGTTCTGCATAATCGGCTGCTGTCTCATGTCGTTGAACACCACCTGCGGATCATCGTAGTTGCCTACACCGTTGAAGCCGTTTGGATCGCTATTGGCAATGTTGTTGTTGACAATCGTCGCATTGTAGTAGATATAGTCCGGATCATTGCTACCACGTCCGCTAGAGCCGTATTCAACGTTCGAATAGAATCGAGTGGCCATCTGTATAGAGATTAGAAACTATTTACGAAGCATCTCAAACGTAAACGTTGTGACAAAATCGTCGGGATTTACACCACTGGATTTGATCAGTGCGGCGTATTTGTCTATCGGGAGGTGGCCCAGCAACAGTCGGGTGACACAGTGCCGCCCGCACGTATTTATTGCCCGCCCTCGTTCCGATTCGCCCTGTAGCTTGTAGGGATTGCTCTTGACAGTATAACCGTGTAGCATCTTCGTCAGAATCGGCTCGTCCTGTCCCAGTTCAACCAGCTGCTCTTTAGAGAGCCACTTACGTTCGTCGTCGGGCTTGTATCCGCCGTAGGAGTCAAAGTACTCAATCACGTTGCCGCCACGGCGAAGCAGACACACCCAGTGGCCCGTGTTCTCGTCTTGTGTGAGATAGAGAATCATACAGCGGCCGAGTTCATCAAACGCCTCATCGATGTTACCCAGCTGTCGCAACTCGGGG